GCGGCAAACATCCGTGCGGCCCTTATACATCAGCGTTTCATTGACCGTTACCAGCGAGCGCTCGCTCCCCTTCTGCACGCCGCGGCTGGTGGTTGTATCCAGCTGATAGTTGGCGGGCTTGTAACCTAAGATTCGGTGCATGGCATCCTCTTTGAAAAACCACACGCTGCCCAAATGTGCCGCGCAGCCGGTAAAATCTCCGCTGCTGCCCACGGTTACTGCGTAGCTGTCCGTTGTCTGCCCGATAAACTGGTTCCAGTTCGTCGGGTCGCCCAGCGTGCATGCGTAAATCTCATGCTTTGCGTTGCTGCATCCCCAAATGCGGTTTTCGCTTTCGCACACATAATCCATCTGGGGAATCAGCCTTTCCACCGTCACGCGCTCCGTTTGCTCATGCCGCTCGTCAATCAGCGCTACCACCACAATCCAGTCATCGCCCTTGCTTACGATGTAGAAGCTTCCGTTGAGTGCTTCCACCGTCATGCCGCTGATGGTGATACCGTCAAATTGCTTGAATGGCTTTCCGATTCCCAGCGCCTCAATACGGGTATACACCGTCGGAATGCTCACCCACATGCCCTGTGCGGTCGAATAGGCGCGCAGCACATGCGGCGTTTCGCTCATATCCAGCCAGTGTTGTCCGCCTGTTGGATCCGCCGGCGCCTCCTTGCTGGCTGTGTAGGTGTATGCGTCGCCGTCCGAGCGGCTCAGAAAGCACACCACCGGCTCCTCTGTGCGGATTCTTGCGCCCAGGCTTGTGAACTCCTTCGTCTGCGCGTTGTAGCACTTGCCATCCGGAAAGATCAGCACCTGCGCGCCCATGCGCACCAGCTGCTTTTCGCCATCCGTTACCTGCCCGGCCTTTTCGCCGCCATAATAAAAGTCTGTGCCGTCTACCCAGCACAGACTGTCGTGGGCAATCAGCCCATTCGGCTTCAGCAGCGTGCGGAGATACGTGCGTCTTTTTCGCGTGCTCATCACCGGCAGTTTCTCGCCACTCATGTTCCTCATATTGTAAAAGGCGGTCGCTCTCACCTTGGGCCTGTGGTCCAGCCCTGTAAAGTGCGTCACACCGTCCACTTTTTGCTTGATCACGTTCATCACAGGCAGTTTCATTGCATCCACTCTCCTCAAATCCCGATATATGCATCCTGCCTGGGCATGTGCATTCGGTTATAGGCGTTCTGGTACGCCTCCATCTTGCTCATCACCATCATCATGGCGTTGTTGTAGCGGTCAAATTCACCGTTCTGGTAATCCACCTTGGCGCACAGATAGATCACGTAAATCTCCTCATGCGGCCGTTCAATCAAAAGCTCCGTTTCCAGATCCTTTTCGTATTCATACGGCTGGGGTGCAGACATGCCCGCGTCGCCATAATGGCACAGCAGATCCTGCCAGATCTGGCCGTCCAGATCGCTCAGCCATCCCACCAGCGTTTCATCGTCATACTGGTTGGGCTTCAGGTTCCGCACCTGGTCAATCGCTCCGCGAATCGTCAATGTCTGCACCCCCTTGCCTTTACAGGCCCGCCCTCTTGGCGTTGTCCTTCCACTCTTCTTCGTACACGCGGATCATGCTGGCGGTCTTGGCATCCTGCTGCAGCATTTCGTCAATGTGCTTGGCCACAAAATACGGCACGCTCACGCGCTTTCCGCGCGGAATCAGGCCGTTCCAGTCATTGACGCACACATACAGCGCATCCTTGTACCTGCCGGAGTCCTTAAACAGCTCGATCTGCACCATTCTGCGCGGGTCTTTGCTGTTCAGCTCGCGGGCTTCCTCCGCCTTCTTCTTCTCTTCCTGCAAGGCTTTCAGTTCAGCCTTGAGCTTTTCGTTTTCCAGGTCCTTTTCCGTCATCATGGTTTCCAGCTGCTCTTTGGTAGCCATTCATATCCCTCCCCGTTGAACGGTTAGGCCGGAGGGTTTTTCAGGCCCTCCGGCGGTTGTGCTTAGTTGCTGGTCGCGCGCTTGCCAAAGGTGCGGCCGCCGTGCTCCACGCGGATCATGTACTCTTCCACCAGGCGCTCGGCGGTTGCGGTCGCCTTCCAGCCCGTGGTCGCGCGCTGGTTCAGAGGGTCGCCGGTACCGGCAGAACCCAGCTGCTTCACAATGTGCTGCAGGCCCAGGCCGCTCACCTCGGTAACGCCATAGGCGTTGGCGCCCACAAACAGCGTGCAGTAGATGGCGTCGCCGAACTTGCCAGCGCCATAGCCGCACATCATATCACCGGCCGAAGCGGTCACGGTTCCGGTCACGGTGAACTTGCCAGCGCCGGCAACACCGGCGGTCACGGCAGTAATCACCACTTCGTTGCCGTTCACATAGGCCTTTACCGTCTCACCGCCGGTAATTCGGGCGGTCAGCTCGGCAGCCTGATCGGCGGTGATGACTTCCTTCACGGTTACCGTACCGTTGGAGTAGCTGGCCACAGTCAGGCGGCAAACGCCATTGGTGTCGGCATTGCCGAACAGATAGCCGGGGCCGATGATCTTGGCTTCGGTGCTCTTCACAAAGCGCGCACCGCCAATCATGCCCAGCTCGCCCTGATAGATGTTTTCAGGCGTGGCGTACTTATGCACGTCAATCCAGTCCTTGTGGCGCATCAGGTCGGTTGCGGTATCGGGATGGATGATGCCCACAAACGCGTCGTCGTAGGGTTCGGCGTTCATACGCTCCAGCATGCCCACGGCGATCTTCACCACATCAGGGGTCAGCTGGGCAGTGCCGTCCACGTCCTCGCGCAGCAGCACCTCGGTCTCGTTGCCATCAGCATCCACCTTGGGCGCAAACATCTTGTTGGTACCGCCACACAGCACTTCGCGGGTCACGGTATCCAGGGTGCGGCCCGCCTGGCCGCCCTGCATCTTGATGGCCTGCTCCAGGTTGTTGTCGATGGCGGTCACCTTCAGCACGTCGGACAGCTCAATGTAGTCGCCGTACTGCGCAACCTCGGCCACCAGCGCGGATACTTCCAGCTTGCGGCCCTTGGGGGTCACGCCTTCCTGCAGGTGGTTGAGCGCCTTGGGCAGGGGGCTGTACTTGCGGAATTCAATGGTCTTGCCATGTCCAGCAGGGATCGGCACCTTCTGGCCAAACTGGTTGTGCACCAGTTTCGGCTCCGCATGGTCGATCAGGCGGTCATGGTAATAGGTTTTCATTTCCACGCTCATGCCGGCGTCCGTGGTTACGTTGGTCTGAGCGTCAAACAGATGCAGGTTCAGGGGCATCTGGTACTTAACAGGGGTCATGTATGCGTACATCGTTTTTCCTCCTCTCGTTCGGCCCGCCCCGCTTTGCGTCGCGGGCTTCGGGGCTGCGGTACGTTGTGTCCTCGCCCCTCGACGTTGTCCTCAAAGGTTGATTTCCTCCCCTCGCATCACTCGGCGGCTGATCTCGTTTCGATCTGCCTTCGTAAACTTGGAGGGGTCCTTCTTCACAATCACACCGGCGGCTCCTCCGCCGTTTCCGTTTTCGCTGGGTCTGAGTCCCCTGGCACGGATGTTGTTAATCGTCTTTTCCTGTGCAGTTCGCACGGCCTGTCCAATCGCGCCGCTCATCAGCTCGTCCATGTGGATCACCTGATAGGCTACGTCCACGCCGATGTTGCCGCTCCTGAGCAGGCTCACAAACCTCTCGCCGGTCACAGGGTCGTTAATCTCACGCTGCAGGTCAAAGTCCGGGAAACGCTGTTTCAAGGCTTCCGACTGCTGCAGCCAATCCTGAACCGACCTTTCCACGCCCTCACGCTGCGCCCTGTGTTCCTCCGCCTCGCGCAGTCTGGCGTTTTCACGCTCAACCGCCTGAAAGCGCTTGTACTGTTCCACCGTCATGCCGGCCTCGTTGGCTGCATCCTCGAAGTAGCTCGCATCCGCGTCGATCGCGGCCTGGAGATCCTCAAGGCTCTGCACACCGTGCTTGGCCATCAGGGTGTCAAGCACCGGCTGCGCGGCTGCCAGCTTGGCCTCCATCTCACCGTGGGCTTTGAATCTCCTGTTGATCAGGCCATTCACACGCTCGTCATACAGCGCTTTGTTCTGCGGGTCGGCAAGGAATGCGTCAAACGCCGCTCGCCTCTCCGCGTCCGATTGTTCCTTGGTTCCCGCGCCGGGTTCCGTTTCCGGGGGTTCGTCTGGTGCTTCCTCCTGCACATTTGCCTGTTTGCCGTACACCACATTTTCAAGCGGGTTGGCCTTACCACGCTTGCGTTCGTGTACCGGCGCCGCCTGCGGTTCCGCCGCCGCTTCCCCGGCACCCTCGCCGGCTGCTCCTGCGGCTGCCCCGGCAGCTCCCGCGCCACCTTCGCCAAACAGCATCAAATCAAGCTCCATCCATGCCTTTTCCATCGTGTTCCTCCTGCGGTCTCTCCCGCGTGTCACAAGCTACGCACGTCGCCAATGGCGCCGCGCTCTCCCCACTTTCCAGCGGGTTTTCCGCTCCCTCGCGGAAGGGTCCCTCCCCTTCCTTCGGTCGCTGTTTCCTGCAGTCTCTCCTGCGCGTCTCAGCGGTCTTTCCCGCGTGTCACAATCAGCGTAGCAAAAGGCTTTTCGCATTTCTCCCCTGTTTTTTCGCTCTTTCGGCGTCGCTTTGCGCCGCCTTTCTTTTCTCACTTTGTTGTGTTCCGCTCCCTTTGCCGCCAGGGTCCCTTCCCCTGTCAGCCGGTCGCTTTTACAAAAAAAGCGGGCTTTCGCCCGCTCAGTCCGTTATGGTTACATTATTCGGATAGCTCTTTGCCAGCATTTCAAAGCCGACTCTTGCCACCGTGTACGCGCCTTTCCAATCCCTTGTTTTTTGAAAACTCAGCTCCACTTCACCGTCGTTTTGGATCCAGCCATTCGGCACGTTCAGCACATGCAGCGCGTTGATCAGCGACTGAATCAGCACGCTGCACGCCGCGCACACAATATCCTTGCCCGTGCTGTCATATTCCGCATGACCGTGCATTTCGATGGTTACGGTCATATCGGTTTCCAAGAAACTGATTTTCGTCATCCCCATCACCTCGGCGTTGCCTTGTTGGCCGCGTCGTTCCTTGCCGCCTCCGCCGTCTGCGCCCTGCTCTTCTGGAAGGTATCGCCCAGCGCATTCACGCCTACATCACCACCGCCTGCGCGAATCGGCATGCTGCCAACAGTTTGCATGTTCATGCCCATCAACTGTGCAATCTGCATGGTGTACTGGGTGCCGGTTGTGGCGTCAATCTGCTGCGCCATCGCCATGGCGATATTCCCCATCTCCTGCAAGCGCTCCATCAGCGTTCCGTTTTGCATAATACGCTCGCGCACCTTTTCAATGCCGTCAAACTGCATCATATCCAGCGCTGCCAGCGCCTGA